CTGCCAGAGCCCATAAACGGGTCCAAGACCGTGCCTCCGCTCGGGCAAATTGCCAAGAGCTTTTCCAACAGCTCCACTGGCTTTTCAGTCTGGTGATTTTTCTGCCGGGACGGCACGCTCGGAATCCGATAGCATCCGGGCAGTGCAGGACGCCCCATCTCCCAATTTACCGGCATTTTACCGTTGCTGCCCCACACAACGTACTCGCAGTCTGGCCTAAATCGTCCTGGCTGGCTGCGGGCAATACCCTTATCCCACACTACCACGCCGCGCCAAGTCCATCCAGCCATTTGCAGGGCATCAGCAAGCGCCGGCAGGTTGCGCCAATCTACAAATACAGCGGCCACCCCACCAGGCTTTGCCAACTGGCGGCATTGGAATAGCGCGTCTCTCATGAATGCTGTAAATGCTCGTTGGTCCATGTTGTCGCCCTCAAAATCCGGGAACCGATGAGCGCCGTTATACTCCATGGCGGTATATTTAATCGACGTTTCAGACTTCCTGCTCTGCGCTGTTGTGCCGCCGGAGCAATAGGGCGGATCGGTCAATATCATATCAATGCTGTCATTCGGCATACTTTTCATTAGCTCTATACAGTCTCCACAAAAAATGTCCAACATTTCCGCCTCCTTGCGACACGCAAAAAGCCCCACCAGTCCGCCCGGTGGGGCCTTTGCTTTTTTTGGATGGTACTAGTATAGCACGTGCTTTTGGCTTTTTAGGGCCATCTTTTACTCGCCGTCCAAAAATCCCATGTTGCCGCCCACCATCCTGATAAACTCCTCGTGATATCGCCGGGCTGTCCGGTAGCTACATGGGATCGTCAGTGCCGCCCCCTCCAGAGTGTGACTTCGCCGCCAAAATACCAGATCGATAACCTTGATCCTGTCCCGTCCGCCTGGCACCCGCTCGGTTGCCTCTATCGCTTTGCGCACAGCCTCATACTCCCGTTGTTTTTGTGTGGGCAGCTCGCGGATTGCAATCAGCTCCGTGCTACGTACTGCGCCGCCTCCATGCGGCATCCCACTGTAATCTATTTCCATTGCGGGGCGTTGCCGCTCTTGCAGTTCTGCCCGCAGTGTAGGATACCGGCGGATGATGGCTTTGGCATAGCCCCACCAGTCATATCTCGGCTTGCTCATCGCCACTCCCTCCCTGTCCTCCGATCCCTAATCTCGATCCTGGAGATCAGCTCAAATCCTGCCAACCCAATGATGTACTTGATTACCCGTATCACTCCGTCAACCCGTTTAGCTTGCTCGTCCACTGCTTGAATTGCCTGATATGCAGTTGGATCCGGATAGCCGGATGCATTTTCCCATGGCTTTGGCATGATTATCACCTCGCTTTCTCGCTATTCGATTTAATCGGCTGCCCGCACACCTGGCACCTATATGGCACATCCTTGCGCGGGGGGGGCAAGAGGACTGCAGCAAAATGGACAGCAGTAGACATAGCCCCCTGTGAAAAAGGACAATTGGATGTTGGGCGGTGCTGGAGTAGCTTTAGCCCTGGTCTTTTGCCGCGCCATTTTTCATTGCCTTCCTTTCCACCCCATAAATCGCCTCCAGCAGCTTATCCGCCGCCTCGACAGATGGGGATCTGCGATATTCGGAGGAGGCGGCTTCGATGCGTTTCCACAACGCCGCCCCCTGCTCCCACAAGCCATACCGGAATTTTGCAACCCGATACTCTTCCAGCAGCTTACTCTTTTCCAGGACAGCCCGATTGCGCTCAATCAGGCCGGCACGCTTTTGCCCGTACAACTGCCGTAAGCACAAAAACATCAGTTGATCTGGCTGTTCCAGTCCATCTGGCATATCTAATCCATGCATTGCCTCTTTTTCGTAGGGCAATGTCACTCCTGTCCCAGATACCATAGTAGGACCTCCGAAGCTGCTTTCCAGCCACGGCATACGTGGCAAGCATAGCCGTTTGCTTTTAAATGCTCTATCCACCAAAGCTGATCATCCGAAATACGGCCGGTCAGTGTCTTCATTTCGATAAACAGGCCGTGATACTGGCCAGTGGGGACCGGGAGGAGTAAGTCAGGCACACCACGCTTGACGCCCATTTTCTTCAAGATAGACGCCTGAACTTTGTCAGGGCGTTCGTTGGGCACGTGGAACAGAAGCGCCAGCTCCGGATATCTCTGCCGAATAGACGGCTGCTGTGTCCACTTAATCAGAGCAATCTGTTCCTGCGTCTCTGTCATTGCTATCTCCTTTCCAGTACTCCACAAATCGAAGGTATTTGCTGCCTTGCTTTTCTTTGCCTTGGCGTACGGTATATCCATTCCTGGCCAAGATTGTTACCATCGCATCCCGGTCAGCTGATTGTTCGACATAGATTTTCATGTGCCTCTCCTTCCGTTAAAAATGCGGTTCAGGATCTGCCCAGCCTGCATCTTGGTCAATCTGCTTGTGTCAAAATCCTTGTACCTTCGCCTGATAATGCCGAGTTGTTTCTCTGTAGCCGGATTTCGTCCCCAACCCTTTACGCGGTTGATGTCCCACAGGGCACGGCAGTCCTCATATTGCTCGCTGAGAACCTTGTACGCCCTGTCCAACGCTGCCTGATAAGGTATCAATTCGCCGGATAAAGTCACCATGCCCAAACTGTCAGGGCACGGAATTGTAATACGCTTTCCTTCTGCCAAGGAGCAGACCAGGCGCCCATCCGGCATTTTGAAGTAATTGACATCGTGCAGGTTGTAAGACATGCCTTTGGCCCACAAGTCGACAATTTCTACGTTCCGGATCCAGCTCTCTGGGCAATCCGTTGCAGCCATTGCTTTCATTGGAAGCTCAAACAGATCCCCCTGGAGCTCATCTTGCTTTTTCTTAGGGACGTTGCTTAGGTCAATGCCCAAGAGCGATGGTGCTGTGCGCAGACTTGCCCCTTTTGTGACGCCCACGCAATCGATCAGGGTGAGCTTTTCTTTCCCGGGGTACAGCCTTAGCCCTCTACCCACCATCTGGGCGTACAGGCTTTCTGACTGGGTGGGACGGGCAATGATGACGGTTTCAACCAGAGGCATGTCCGTCCCTTCCGTGAACACCATCACGTTGACCAGGCATGGGATTTCCCGATTTGTAAACCTGCGAATGATATCAGCGCGGTTTTCTGTTTTGCCGGTCACGACAACGGCTCCTGGAATTCGCTTTGCAATCTCTTCTGCCTGGTGGATACTTACTGCAAAGACCAGGGTAGCTCCAACAGCATGCTTCTGATATGCTTCTGCAACAGCGTCTGCTGTGCCGTCCATAGCCTCATCCAGTTCTCCGGGGGCATAATCTCCGTGCCTGGTATGTACTGCGGAGAGATCATATCCGATATCCACACGTAGGCAATGGATATCGCAAAGATAGCCATTTTTGATGCCCCACCGAAGATCACGCTGGAAGATGATCTCCTGAAACACATTGTCCAGTCTTGCCTTGTCTCCCCGGTTTGGAGTAGCTGTAAAGCCCAGAAGCATACGTGGCTCAAAGTAATCGAAGATGCTCCGGTATGTGCGGGCGGCTGCATGGTGACATTCGTCGCAGATGATTGTATCAAAATCGTACGGATTAAACCTGTCTAGGCGTTTTGCCATAGACATAACAGATGCACTAACAACCTCTGCATCTGGATCGGCGTGCTCCTTGGCCATTTCAACGCCAGTTTTGCAGTCATATTCCTTCAGGGGCTGCTTGACTAGCTCCTCCCGGTGGGATAAAATCAAAACACGACCGTGTCTTGGCAAGTGCGTGAAGGTCTTCGTCTTGCCGAGGCCTGTTGCCATCTGCACCAGGTATGCTCCTGGCGGTTTCTGTTCAATGATATCAATACACTCCTGCTGGTAGTCTCTTAATTGCATGCTTTCGCCTCCCGCGGTGGAACCTGCGTAACTCCGGTGTAACGTTCTGTTCCACCCAAAATTGTATGTTTTTGTTTTGAAGTCTCCGTATTAGCAACGAAAACTCTAAAAATGTTTGTCAAAAAGTTCTTCGATTTTTGAAGGTGGAACAGTGGAACATATTTGCGCGCTTTCTATAAAGGCGGAATGTACATACATCTCATACGCACCTCCTTCCTATCTTATATATGCTTGTGTTTTGTGTTCCACCTGTTCCACCGTTCCACCGTTTTTTGATGGATGAACTTTTAAACTGTGAAACATGCGGTTTATTCCAGAAATCTGCTGTATTAAAAACAAATCAAAGCAGCTTCCAGGTGGAACACAAACCGTGCAAGGTGGAACGTGTTCCACCTTCAAAGCGGAAGCTCATCGCAGTCATCTTCCTCTCCCTGCTTCAACTGCAAAGCCATCACAACACATTCAACAGGGATCCCGTTGATTTTTTTGGGCTTTGTGTACGCTCGGCCTCTAGTTTCAATCAACTTATTGGACCTCATGTAACTGAGCGTGGCCGCAACCGAAAAGCCGGCGTTCTGCACCGCGTTATTGAACACTCCCCGGATAATGAACGCCTTGCCGGGCTCAATGGCCCCGTAGACCTCGCCTGTCGGCGGAGATTCCCCTCCCATAAACCGGTTGACATTGGAGGACACCCAATCAGAAATCCATTCGTAGGCCCGTCTACCGGCTGATACAGCCTCCCTGGACGCAAGGAATTCTTGGATATCCGAAACGGTCAGCGCAGAATCATCCTTGAATATCCAGGCTGTAGCGCACAGATCTGCTGTAATGATGGCAGCTGCCGCCATGGCCTGTTTTTCGGTGGAATCTCCGGCGCACAGCGCCCGGAAATTTTCCTGGTAAATCTCCCGAATTTTTTGCTGGGTTTCTTCCGACTCATATAGCCTCTCGATGAATAAACGGCCGGCAAAGCCATAATTTTGCTTTAGCGCCCCGGAAATACGGTGGCCATCTGTGATGACTGCCGCACCAGCGGTGCACTCGATATCAATGACACGGTTGACCGCACCAGCACCGGCGGAAATTGTGGTGAGCGGAGATTCCCCGGTCGTGAGAAAACAGCAGTCCCAAGTTGGGGTAATCTCCACGCCACCGGTCCGCTTGCCCCGGGAGCGGCCCACGCCTTGGGCTAGTTGGTACACATCAAAACTGGATTTGCCCCGGCTATCTTTGGTAAGCTGGAGTTCATCCAGGCAGTAGGGTAAGTGGTTCAGGAAAGCCGCTGTCCGCTCCTGCCCAACCTGTGTGCCGTTGAAGGTCTGGGTATAACTGCCAACTGCCGGATTACCCCAAACGGACGCAGCCAGCATGAGAGCTACGGTTTTACCAGTCCCGCTATCCACGCCCCAGAGGTGGACAAAAAACGGCAGAGAGCCCACCACGGACAACAGAGGCGATGCAAAGGAAGCTGCCAGCATAATCCTGGCTGTGACTGACATCTTCCGGCATTCCAGCGCCGTCTGGTACCACACCACTTCTGATCCGTGGGGCTGTACCGACTGATACAGCCCCCGGAAGGAAGCATCTCCGTCAAAAACCAGGCCGTCTACATAGGGGGAGAAGCCCTCACCCTGTATGTAACCTAATCGCCCAATGGATTGACGTTCCGGGATTATGTCATAGTTCAGGTTTTCCATGTCGTTAAGGTAGTCCACCAATATGGACGCGCTCGTGCTTGTGACGGAAATCCCCTGGCTTGCCAGGCCGGTGATAGTTCGTGCCGTAGATATCGTAGATTTATCAACGATGGTGGTATTCCACTTTTTTGCCTTGCCAGACCGTTTGTAGGCCAGCTTCAGCTTTACCTCGCCGGTGTCGATGTTTACCAGTCGTTCCACCGGCATAATGGGATGGGCGCAGGCACATTCCCGACCGCCGTTTGGGGTATCCCGGAAAATGCCATAGTCCAAGGAGTCCCAGGTTCCACAATTCAGTTCGATTTCCTGGCCGTCAAACTCCGTTTGGTTCGGGACCAGGTTTCGGCGCTTGGCGGCAGACTGTGCATCAATGTACTTCCGCAGCATATCCTTGAAGCCACTGAACCTTACCTCCTTTGCCCGTTCCGCCATTTTGAGTGTCTCGGTTTGGAAGATAAAGGGGGAAGCGACGTAGGAATATAACTGCTCATATGGCGCTGGCGTCAAAAAGTCCTCCGCCGTATATTCGTATTTCTTCGGTGGCAAAGCCATGGAAAATCACATCCTTAGAAGGGGAGTTCTGCGTCATCCTCCTCCAGCTCAGCAAAGTTTGCTGTGGGGGCGCTGGAGGATGCGGAATAGTTGGAGGCGGCGGAGTTCTTAGCAAGCGGCTTAAATGCAGGGACCTTGAAATCTCCATCCCGAATGGCGCGGCCAGACCGTTTCTCTGCCACATAAAGGCGCTTTTTTACCTTTCCGTCTCCGGCAAGGTATTCCTCTTCGCCAAGCACGACGCCCACGTACTTTCCGACCAAACTTTGCGGGTCATTCCGAAACACATAGTTCCGATTCGACATCTCCACAGCTGTTTTGAAACCCTTGAAAAAGCGAAGGGCTTTGTCCTTGTAGGAGCAGATCATGGTGATGGGCCAGAAGCCGAATGTGTCGTAGGTCTCCTGATTGGCTCCCTTGAATTCTCCCTCGAAGAAGTCCCATTCAATCCGGAGGTATTCCTTATCTTCTACGTCTTCTACGCGGGTGATCTGGGCGATGTATCCGTCCGGAACCGGGCGGCGTACTTCATCCTGGACATTGTCCCAATTAACATTCTTCATTCTGTTCTCCTTCCAAATTCCAGTATTCTCTAATAGCTGCATCCACCGCCGCCAAGTCGTTGTCAATGACCGGGGCGAACATCTCTATGGGGCTTTTAGCTGTGGTGAAGCCGTCTGATTGCGTTATAAAGTGGTGACCTTCGCTGCTGGCTTCGCAAAGCAGGACAATGGAGAACAGCCCTTCCAAAGTCAGCTTGCTGTCAATCATTTTCCCGCAGGTCTTGGCCCGAATCTTCCCGCTATCATTGGTATCCGTGTGATGCAAGAAGTAAACAATCACGTCTGGCGGGAGCTTGGAGTTGCAGTTGCGGACCAAATTAGAAAAGTTCAAAGCCATCTCCGTAAACTTGGTATAGCCAACTTCCTTGGCGTGATCAAACTCCTCGAACGCCATAAGGTATTGGCTATCATCTATGATGTAAGTTTTTAGGCTTGGCTTCAGCAATGCTTTCTGGATCACACCATAGGTCGCATTGTTCACGATTTTCATGGGTTTCCGGAACGGAAGCGGCTTGCCAGCTACATTGAAAATGCCAACCTTTTCCGGGTCCAAATTTCGCATGCTGGTAGACTTGCCAGATCCGGATTCCCCTAGAATTAAAACAGGGATTCCCATAATCATTCCTCCGTCTGTGCCGCTTGGACGATGCCAGAGCGGACAATTTCCAAGATGATGAGGCACTCTTTATAAGTGACGCTGATATCGCTTTTCAACATGATATCTGTGATTTTAGAGGCAGTTTTCATCATGTTGTTCAGCCGGTATGGTGGGATTTGAGGGTCGCCAGGATAGACAAAAGCTTGCTCTATATCCATAGCTTCACCGAATCCTCAGGCTTTCGCCCCGCTCGCCAAGTTGGGCAAATGGGAGCGAATTGCCTTGCTCTAAGTATTGCCGAATTCGCACAGTGTCCGGATCTCCAGGCTTCCGCCATTCTGCAGGGATTTCAGCACCCGGTGCAAGCTCCACAGGGCAAGCGCCGCCGTTTTTCTGGATAGAGAAGCTGAAGAGCGGAGTCTTAAACTTCCTTCGGCCAGTGGTGCGCATCATGTCCTCCAAGTTGCGTTTTAGGGACTTCACACGATTGGAGATGCTGCGCTTACGCTGGTTCAGCCGGTCGACTTCGGCGGAGATTGCAGTTGCATCGGCGTCCATGCACTGGATCAATTTTGCGTAGGATTCTGCTTTGGTATCCATGTCCGCCTCAATCATGGCAATGGTGTCGAAGATGGCGTCCTCCGGAACATCCGGATCACACAGCATTTCAAACACCTGCTCCCACTCCTGCGACATTTGGTATAAACTCAAGTTTCCCATTGCGTTTTTCCTTTCTTGTGCTATAATCAGCATGTAGTTATTTGCCCTGCGCCGCTCTCGGAAGCACCAGTTCCGGGGGCGGCCTTTTTTGCTGCCGGTACGCCATTGCTCAGCAGCCGGGTAA